ATTGGTCGTCCCGACAAACTCTACACCTACAAAGGATTTGGAAGAACATTGAGTTTTAGTTTCAGAGTTATTGCAAACAGTATCAAAGAACTTCTTCCGATGTGGAAACGAGTGAACTATTTGTGTGGGTTGACTATGCCTGCAAATTACACGCAAGCATCAAGCCAGAACAATATCAGTCAAAACCAATTTATTGTTCCTCCATTTGTTTTGTTGACAATTGGCGATATGTACAAGGAACAACCGATTCTCATAAACAGAGTGGGATTGAGTATTCCTGACGGAACATCGTGGGAAACATTGAATGAGACGCATGGAGAAGATTGGTCATATTTGAACAACATAATTACGTGGAATGGATCACAAGGTAAGTTTGCTCAATTTCCAAGAGAAGTTGAAATATCACTAGATCTTGCAGTTCTACAAAAAGAAAGAGCAGTAACGGGAGCTGCGAATTTTGGACATGCTCCAAGAGACATCAATAATCAGGCTGTGATTGCTGGTGGCAACAATCCATTCTCTACAAATTTGTTGGTGCCGATTAAATCGTTTGAATAATTATTGATATATGAGATACGACACAACGGTTAACATCAAGAAGAGATGGGATGGTAAGAGATATTTCGGATCTCGAATTTATCCTCCTATACCGTTTAGTAACGATGACATATATGTTGTTACGAACGAAACGGATTATTTGGACAATCTCGCGTTTAAGTATTACAAGAACCCATCGTTATGGTGGATATTGGCACAAGCAAATTCAATTGGAAAAGGAAAAATGTCGGTGGAAGCAGGAACACAATTGAGAGTTCCCGGCAATGTAAACTCTATCATTAATACTTATAACTCATACAATAAGTAATACGTTATGTCGATTAAAGCACCATTTGAGATTCAACCAATTAGCTTGTTTGTACGAAAAGAACTTGAACGTCGTGAAAGAGATGTGGGGTTCAATTTCATAGATTCACAACAAGCTGGATGGGACACTGAGGGTACATGGAACACATACAAAGGACCAATGCGTTGTTGGGTTCGAGTGTGTTCCAATGGTATTGGAGATCCAAAATACGGAGTCAAAGAGGGATTTATAATGCATGGCGTTAATGGATTTTACAACGACTATGGATTTGATCCTATAACTAAAGCTAAGACACAGACAGTTTTAGGATATACTCCTTCGGGTGAAGAGCACAAGATAGTTGGAGAGTATTCAGATACGGGATCGTCGATAAGCAAACATTCTCCTCCGCCTGGAATCATGAGTATTGATGTTGCGTTAAAAGGAAACATACCAGCATCGTATAGAACGGTTACAATTAAATGGAAGTGTCATTCTAAGGATCATTTGAACTACCTTACTCCATACTTTATGACGCCTGGAGTAAGCACATTCATTGAATGGGGGTGGAACCATTTTAATCCATCTTGTTTGTTGAATCTGACTGACATTGGAAGTCCATCACTTTACAATCTTTCTACTGATGCTCCCGCTAAATCATCTGCAAATCCTGAAGATCCAAGATCGTTGGAAGGATCTGGGTTGCTTGGAATATACACTGATCCGTGGAAACAAGAGGAAAAAATTGAAACCGGCCGAGGATTATACGAATTGACGTGTGGAATTATTACATCGTTTGAATATTCTCTACAGGCAGATGGATCATATGATTGTACCACTGTGGTTAGCAGCAACGCAGCAATTTATAGTGGTACTGTAACAAAGTCTACAGCATTGGCTTCAACTTCAAAAGCAGATGACAAGGGAAATAAAAGTCCTGCTCCAGTACAAGATCTAAAGACATATATAAACTCACAGTTTAAGAACCTTCCAAGAGCAATTTTGGATGGTTTGGACACCAAAAACAGATTGTTTGAGATTGATGGATGGCCAGAGCCAGAAACTCGAATTTTCATACCTAGAAACGTAGGTGGCGGTAAAGATCCACGTGATAAAATTTCTTCTTCTACATCATATAGTTTCGATAACTCTGCTACGGATCACTTTTGGATTTCGATGGGATTGTTTGTAGATTTGATCAATAAATTTACCCGATTGGAATCAGGAAGAACAGGCGCAACATTTAATCAAATTGACATTAAGTCTTCTTGGATTGGTGGACACAAAAACATGATATCAACAAATGCAAAAGTATTGTTGATACCGAATTCACAAGCACCAAATATTTCTCCAGACGCTGAAGTTCGTGGTAAATCATCAAACTATTCGTATCCTCCCGATGACGAGAAGGGTGTTCCACCTAAACCAAAATCCGAAGCAGACAAAACACTAGAATCTGTTATGAACGGAAATGTTCGTCAGGATCTAAACGAAATCGTAAATTTCTTCAGACATTATTCTGGTCAGAAAACCAAAGCAGAAACCGAGTTTCCCTCTAACAAGTACGAATACTATTTGGGTAAATTGGAAAATTTGTACATACACAAGGATGTGGTGATTGATGCCGTAAACAAGTCCGAAACCGTGACTGACATTTTGAATTTTGTGTTGAGCAAGGTGAGCGAATGTGTTAAAGGAATGTGGAAATTCAATGTGATTCAGTATGGAGGATCGAACTCTCTCTTGACTATCATTGATTCTGACGCCATCAATGTTCAACGTTTACAAGAATTAAGTTCAGACCAAGCGCCGTATTTGTATTCATTCAAAAACAGAGCGGTAAAGAATACTTTACAATCTTTTAATTTCACCGTTAAGCTGAGTGATAAAGTGGCACAAACAGTTCTTCAGAATTACAAAAGCGATGATAAAGTAACTGTGCCTATCAAGAATGCGTTTGGGTTTAATCCTACTGATCGACTTTATAGAAAGACGCAAGAAGATTCGTATTTGACACCGAAAGATCGAGAAATCATTGTTCAAAATCAACAAAATATTGAACTGGAAAGAAAAAGAGAAGACGGAAAGAAATCCGAACTTTTGAATAAAGAAAAAGACAACAAAACGGATGCGTTTATTTATGGCGAGGTGTATGCCGACAACACTTCTTATATTAGAAAACTTGCATTGACACAGTTAGATTTATTTACTTTGCTGGTTAATGATAAAGATCCAAAGAACGCATCTGTAAATAGTGTATTGCAACCTGGCATTAAGGCGGAAATAACATTGCTTGGAATTGCAGGATTCAAAACACAACAGATATTTGCAATTGATAATCTACCGACTCCGTATGACAAAGATATCTTGTTTCAGGTATTGGATGTTAAACACACTATACAAGGTGGAAATTGGACAACAACCGTAACCGCTGGATTGAGACCTATTAAGTCTCTTAACACAGCATCTCCAACAGTATGACGAGTCTAGAGAAATACACCAATATGATGGGACAGGTCACTCCCACCGAGTATCCACGTTCTTACGTTTTTTCACCGCAAGATGAAGATTACAAAATGCCTTTCGTGCGCAGGTTCTTTGCCAAGAAGATTAATCTACAGGACATCGTGGAAGTTGACGCTGATAATTATAGAACCATTTCTTCTTCAATATATGTCTTGACTTCAGTAAAATGGAAGGTGTCAGGGCCAATAACCTCAGTATATCAAAATGGCATTCTAAAAACCGAAGGGGTTTCTGAATATAACAAAAAACAGATTCAAGATGCCGAAAAGAAAATGCCAGGAATTTCTTCTCTTTTGAATAATTTGCTGGCAGGTTACAAGTACGTATAATTTGTTGACAGTTTGACGCAAGTGCGTCATTCTGCAGTAAATGAGTGGAGTGTTACACAAACTATTAGACAAGATAGGTGATGAAGATATCATCATCGATGTTATTCCTGCATCAGAAGAACATCATCCTGCTTCAGTTTCAGCGTTGATGATTCTAATCAAGATTGTAGGACATAACGATGTCTATACAGTTCCGGTGGATTGTTATGATTTTCAGAACAATGTCAGCCGTAATCAATCAGAATCATTTTTTTCTGAATTGTCTTGTAACGTATACTGTTTCTCCAAAAAGAAGATTCTTCATCTTATCCACATTGATCGACTTCTAGATCTTTCTTTGAAGATGTTTTTGATAACAGGTGAAATAATCGATGAGTGTGACTACGAGACTGCGGCTCATAGATTTTTCAAAAACAAGTACAAAACACACGTTGAACTCAATAAGATAATTCCACATACCAATCATATTTCTAAGTTCTTGGATGTATGCAAGGATGTTGAATTTTATGTCAACAAACCCAATGAAGAGTCGTATAAGAGAATCAATGAAGACGTGATAGAAACCCTTCAGAAGATTGAAAAGAATGGAATATGTATTGACATAGATACGTTCTCAAATCATTTCCCTGATAAAGGACATCTAGTTTCAAACAAAACTGTATATACCGAATACAACATTCTTACTTCTACTGGCAGACCCAGCAATCGATTTGGAGGAATTAACTATTCGGCTCTCAACAAAGAAAACAAATGCAGAAGTAGTTTTATATCTAGATACGGCGATGACGGAATGTTGGTCATGTTTGATTATAGCGCATATCATCCTCACATCATTGCTAGGTTGATCAATTACGAGTTTCCTCCTGAAACAAACGTGTACAAGTATTTGGGACAATATTACTTCAAAACCGAAGATCTTTCTGAAGATCAAGTAAAACGGTCCAAGACGTTGACATTCCAGCAGTTATACGGTTCGATTTCATCCGAATACAAGGATATTCCGTATTTTACGAAGATCACAGAGTACATGAATCATCGATGGAATCACTTTAATGAATATGGATATGTGGAGACGCCGATTTTCAAACGTCAAATTTCTCCAAGTCATTTGAAGGATGCAACTCCAAGCAAGTTGTTTAATTATATTCTTCAAGCATCAGAAACCGAATATTCGATGGAGATTTTGGTTGAACTAAACAGGTATTTGGAGAAAAAATATACAAAATGTGTCTTGTACACTTATGATTCCATGTTGTTTGACGTACACAAGCAAGACGGTAAGAACACTATTTTGGATATTAAGAGGTTGATGGAATCCACGGGATTTCCAACTAAATGTTATGTGGGTAAGAATTATGATGAGATGCAAGTGATCAACCTTTGAAAAAGTTGGGTTTTCAGATCAGACACAATATTTATTACATATTGTGTTGTCATGAATCGTGAAAAAATCATAAACGCCGTCTTATTGGAATATTCTCATTTAGCACCAGATGGCGGTGCTGATAAAATCGATCTAGATTTGCTATTTAAATCAATAGAGAATCTTGGATACTCCCATTTCATTTCGCCGGATAAACTCATTGAGGCATTATCAAAGCCAATGGTGGCAAAGAAAAATCGTCTGACTGACGATGACATAGATTTGCTTCGTTCAATTATGGGTCCAAAGTTGAGACATGATTTCAGCGATGAGGATCTGAAGAATTTGGACCTCGGTGAACCTGTAAATAAACCCTCCGCTGTATTTCCAAGATCCGAAGACATTCCTTCTGGATTGAGTTATGATGAAATGGTCAAGAGACTAAAGGAAGCTGGTCCACTCAAACTCACACAATCTGATTCAAGACTTCGTTTGTTCGATAAGCAAGGATTTCGTCTATCCACCGTCAATGTTCCAAAAGGACTCAAACTTGGAACTGACTACTTTAGGGCCATGTTATTGTTCTTGAGACTGTTTAAAGAACACGCAAACGACATCAAGGTTGCGGATGCGGTGGATCCAGAAAAGGCAACAAAAGAGAGCGCAGAATCTCTTGCCAAGTATTTCAGAGAAAACAATCCCAATAAAGTTGCTTTCAAATTGTATATTCATGATGGTGCTGATCATGTTCCAACCAATGTCAAGGCGGATGATGCTCATTATATCGCTTCCGGTGGAACAAGAAAAGCTGATATGGCGTTGTCAGAAAATGGACGAGACACGTTTTGGATTTCATTCAAGAGTGCTGATTTCTACAAACAAAAGATGGGTGGACCACTTGCTAGAGTTGGTATCAAACACTATGGAATGGTTACAAGTCTATCTGATGTTTTGTCATCGGATCCAACATGGATTGCACTTCGCCGAAAACTAATTGCTGGTCTCATCAAGTATATACCTCGTATTGAGATTGATTCAAAAACCACCAAGATTGATCCTACAACAGGATATGTTTCTATTTTGAATGGAAAACCTGTTGCTGAAGTAGTGACGGGCGATAATCTTACGAAACTCGAACACTTTTCCAAGGCGGTGGAACGATTGTTGACCAATGATAAAGCAAAAAAGAAATACGTGTATTTTTGCAAGTCATTTGGTGAAGGCGGCATGATGGATTTGTTGGATGGAACCGATGCGACTAAAGAAATTGCAGGTAAGTCAATTTATGGTCTCGATTTTAAATTGAAGGGCGGAACATTTGGACCTGAAAATTGCAACGTATTGATGTATTCTAAAACGCCGCTCACCATCGAACAACACATTGGTGATGTAAGTGAACCATCTTTGATAGTGAAAACGGATGAACGAGGGCATGTATTGTTTAATCCTAATCTTCCACTACCAAAGGATATGGAAGATCCAATTCTTGCTTATAGACCCACTTTTTATACAAAGACTGACGTGGATGAACAGATGACACTTCTTATCAATGAAGACCTACACCTGTTTTTGAATCTCAGAATCATAATTACCGCTTACGGACGAGTACCTTCTAGTGCAGTAGACCTATCTAAGTAACATGAAAATTTATAGAAACGTTTCAGAAATTCTGTCGGATGTTTGTTTGGACGAAAGAGTTGAAAATGGAATTTTCGACATGGCCAACAATGTTCACATGAACATTCTTCGTGAGAAGTTGGCAGGAGCCGGATTCGCGTTTAATGAAACTGTAGAGATGAGCAACAAAGTTCTTGAGGGAAAGTATCCTGAGAGACAAGCCTATAATGCAAAAGGAATATTGGTAACGTTTCCAAATCCTGAGTACAAGAAGGCGGCTATTGCTCGTGGAACACATTTCGAAGAGGATCCTACAAAGGGACAATCAAACATTGATTTCAATGAACCAAGTCCTCAGACTCCTGTTCAAGAACCAGCAACACAAACACCTGCGCAGATCGAACCAGTTACGGCTCCTGCGGCTCCGTCAGCTCCTCCTCAACCAAAGGTCGATGATCTTCAAAATCGTTCGTCAGAACAAAAGAAGAAGGATGCACAGGATGTTGAAAAAATTCTAACCACGGAGTTTACGCTGGAAGAAGCAGCAACGTATGGATGGGTTAGATCTGAGAATGGAGAATGGCACGACTCCGAATCAAAATGTAAGGGTTATGAGTGGCACTGTTTGAAGTCAGGTATCAAAAAAATAATATCACTACAATGAAAGACACTCAACTTCTTTGCACTTTCTCAACTCCATCTGACTACCAAACAGTATCGGATACCGTTAAGAAAATATACACTCTGTCTAACAACAGAATATTTGTTTTTTCCAACGAAAAAAACAAGAGTGAATTGTTTTTGACATATAACATCACAATCACCAGCGAAGGAATTAAAAAATTGCCAAATACGATTTCGATACATCGAAAAAAGTTGACTAATACATTGTATACTTTGAATGCGATGAATAAGTTGATTACAGAGGAAAATAATGGCGTTTTTGATAAGTCATTTCAGCTTAATTGGGACTTCTACAAGAACTCACTTATTATCACAAATGAGGTGTCCGTAAAAATCATTTCGCTCGAGATTTTCACGATAATAAATTGACGCTTTGTCACTCATAACGTATAGTTATGTGAGTAATGAGTTACACGTCCTTTTTGAGTAAAAACGGATATAATAGCTAATTACTAATTAACACTTAACGAATACTAAATTATGGGCATTGATCTATCAAAGCTAAAGAGCCGTTTGAACTCTCTTTCAAACACGAGCAACAAAACTCAAATCATTTGGAAGCCAAAGCCAGGTGATCAAGTTGTAAGAATTGTCCCCTACAAGTACCAGCCTGATAATCCGTTTATTGAACTCAAGTTCCATTACGGAATCGGAGGAAAAGACAGCAACGGACAGCCAGTAAACAAGACTTATCTTTCTCCTGACACATTCCATCGTCCCGATCCTATTGTTGAATTTAGCAATAGACTCAAGAAGAACGGATCAAAGGAAGATTGGCGCCGTGGCCGTGATATGGAACCAAAGATGAGAACCTTTGTACCTGTCATCGTTCGAGGTGAAGAGGGAGAGGGTGTTCGCTTTTGGGGATTCGGAAAGCAGGTCTATCAGGACATTCTTTCGGTTATGGCCGATCCTGACTACGGTGATATCACCGATTTGACCAACGGTAAGGACATTACAGTCACATTCACAACCGCTGATAAGACTGGAAAGAACTTCCCTGAGACCACAATTCGAGTGAAGCCTAAGAGCACTCCTGCTGTTGATCCAACTAAGGCTGACTTGGTTGCTGCGATCAAGAATCAGACCAATATTCTCGATCTCTTTCCAGAGCCGGAATATGAGGAACTAAAGGCAGCAATGAATGAGTGGTTGAATCCAACCGCACCTGCTGATGAAGTTGTTAAGACTTCTGTTGTTGATGAAGAGTCAACTCAGCCAGTAGTCGAATCAGCAATTGCTACGGAAGCGCCTCCATCAAAAGCCACTAAGTCTCCATCTGCTACTGCCTCCAAGGCAAATGCTGATGACTTGACCAAGGCGTTTGATAACTTGTTCAATAGTTAACCAATCAATATAAAAGAGATGGTACGCATACAAGTGTATCATCTCTTTTTTCATTTATAAATGTTATGGCAGAAGAAAACGAAACAAAAAAGAAGAAGAAATCAACATCAACTCATGTATCCCATGACGTTGATACGAAGAGAGACGAACTAATTGACTCGCTTGCTGATGTACTGAATAAGTCCAACAAGGATGGAGGAAAGAGTGCGTTTTTCTTGGATCAAAAAGAAGATCCATCAGTCATTAGTGATTGGATCAGTACGGGTTCAGATCTATTGGACCTTGCAATATCAAATCGACCACACGCAGGAATTCCGGTGGGTCGTATTACAGAAATTACCGGTTTGGAAGCATCAGGAAAGAGTTTGCTTTCAGCACATTTGCTTGCTGATACTCAGAAGAAAGGCGGAGTCGCTGTGTTTATTGACACAGAACAATCTGTATCTCATGAGTTTTTGACAGCAATTGGAGTTGATGTTCCAAAAATGATGTACGTTACCTGTCAAACAGTAGAAGACATTTTTGAAAAGATTGAACTATTGATTTCACACGTTCGTAAATCCAACAGAGACCGTTTGGTTACAATCGTAGTTGACAGCGTTGCTGCTGCCTCAACTAAAGCTGAGTTGGAAAGTGATCATGGTAAGGATGGTTACGCAACTGGAAAAGCTATTATCATTTCAAAGGCTCTTAGAAAGATCAATGATATGATTGGCCGTCAACGCATTGCTTTGGTATTCACCAATCAATTGCGTGTCAATCTTCAAGCAGCTATGTTTGGAGACAAGTATATCACCAGTGGTGGTAAGGCTCTACAGTTCCATGCTTCTGTTCGTCTTCGTTTGAAGGGAATGGGCGCATTGAAAGTCACACAAAACGGTGAACCTGTTCACATTGGTGTTAAGACACGGGCTGTAGTTGTAAAGAACCGTATGGGTCCACCAATGAGATATGCTGATTTCAACATTTACTATGATAGTGGTGTCGATAATTATGGAAACTGGCTCGAAATCTTGAAGAAGCATTCGATTATCACGGGTGCTAAGTCGCCTTACAACTATGTTAAAAACAACGGCGAAAAGGTACAATTGGATACCAAAACATTCGCTAAGGACATGAAGGCTGATGCAGAACTCCGAGAGGAACTATATCAGAAGATTGTTGATGTGACTATCATGAAGTACAAATCGCAAGATAGCGAAATTCGTGAGGATGTCGAAGTCGATGATTCAGTTGAAGGAACAGATGTCGGTAGTGACAGTGGAGCTGAGGAATAAGTTATGAACAGTATTGACCCAAATGAAAAAAAGAGACTATTTTCTCTCTTTGAAAACATGTCAAATGAAGATAAGGGGAAAATTGGCAACCGAACTCAAAATTCGGAGGTTCTTTTAGTCGATGGGTTAAATACTTTTATTCGCGCATATTCGGT